GGTCTTCGTACTGTGGAAGAACAACGCGAGCTTGTCGCAAAAGGCGCAAGTAAAACGATGAAATCTAAACACCTCGACGGCCACGCCGTAGACCTTATGGCCTATATTGGTTCGCGTGGATCGTGGGAACTCAACGTCTATGACGAAATAGCGGACGCTATGAAAGAAGGTGCCGAAGCCGCTGGTATCGGAGTTCGCTGGGGTGCTGCATGGCACATACCGGACATTCGTGATTGGGACGGCACGATGGAAGAAGCCATGAACTCTTATGTAGACCTTCGTCGTTCGCAAGGTAGGCGTCCATTTATTGATGCCCCACATTTTGAATTGTGTTAATGGTATAGGACGTGCTAAGATAATATCTGACATTGTTCGATATTATGCGAGAAGTGAATGGATGACATTTATATAGCCGAAGCGGTCTTTCGAATCTTGAGAGAAAGGCGTCAATCGGTGACGGATTTAATGATCTATGGGAACGTTAAATCTATGGAGCAGTATCGTGAGCTTATGGGCAACATGGAATGTCTTAATCACGTGGAACAGGAACTCAAGGGCCTGCTAGATAAACAGGAGCGATCTAATGACTAAATCAACAAAAATTGATTTGTCTGCGGCACCAAATGCAGCATTCAACATGCAAGCAAAAACGGGTCCGTCAGAACCAATCAAAAAAGACGATAAGCCAAACTTGGCTGATGCGTATGTAGAAAAACCACGTCTCAATCCAGAGGCAATTGGTAAATCCCTTCTTGACAGAATGCCGGAACCAACCGGTTGGCGAATCTTAGTTCTTCCTTACCAAGGTAAAGCAAAAACCGCAGGCGGTATTTTCTTGCCTACGGAAGTTCAAGAAAAAAGTCAGGTATCCACGCAGGTTGGATACGTTCTAAAAGTTGGCCCGTTAGCCTATGCGGACAAAGAAAAGTTCCCATCAGGCCCATGGTGTGAAGCAAAACAATGGGTTTTGTTTGCACGTTACGCCGGGTCACGGTTTCAAATTGATGGCGGTGAGGTTCGTATTCTTAACGACGACGAAATCCTGTCTACCATTTTGGACCCAGAAGATATTCACCAATTAACATAAGGAGAGATTGTGATGGCAGAAGCCGAGAAAGAACAAGTCGAACTAGACTTGGGCGATGCTCAAGAAACCGAAGTAGAGGTTAATGAGGATCAACTAGAATCCAGAGAGACTGATAGTAGTGACGATCAGTTTCAAAAAGCCGAGACCGCAACGCAAAAGCGAATTGACCGGCTTACTAAAAAGATGCGCGAAGCCGAACGGCGAGAGCAAGAGGCTATAAGATACGCTCAAGGCGTACAAAACGAGTCTCAACAAATTAAGCAGCGTATGCAAGCTTTGGACACTAATTACGTGTCTGAATATACCAATCGCGTAACTACTCAAATGGAGCAAGCAGAAGCTGCGCTTGCGAGAGCAATTGAGATTGGTGATAGCGCCGCTACAGTAGCCGCGCAACGCAATTTAACAGCTTTAGCTATTCAAGCTGACCGCGCAGCACAAGCAAAAGCGCAATCCGCCCGTGCGCAACAACAAGCACAAGCGGCGGCACAACAACAAGTACGTCAACCAATGCCTGCCCAGCAGCCTAAGAGACCTGATCCTAAAGCGGAACAGTGGGCTCTTAAAAACAGTTGGTTTGGGTCCGACGAAGCCATGACTTATGCAGCCTTTGGTATTCATAAGAAACTGGTAGAGGAGGAAGGATTTGACCCGCAGAGCGATGACTACTATACTGAATTAGACAACCGTATTGCTTCTAAGTTTAATACGGGTGCTACGGCTTCTAACAGACGACCCGCTCAGACGGTTGTAGGGGCCCAAAGAAGTGCATCTGGGCGCAGTGGGAAAAAGGTTAGACTCACCCCTAGCCAAGTCGCGATAGCGAAGAAATTGGGTGTGCCGCTTGAAGAATATGCGAAATACGTGAAGGAGTAAAAATTATGACAGAACAAGATAAAGAGATGGGTTCCGCCATAAAGAGAACTTCTCGCGCCAACGAAACTAGGGAGAAGCAGGCAATTCGTAAGCCTTGGGCTCCCCCGTCAATGCTAGAAGCACCACCTGCCCCTGATGGGTTTAAACATCGCTGGATTCGCGCAGAAACGCGTGGATTTGATGATACAAAAAACATCAGTGCCAAAATGCGTGAAGGTTGGGAATTGGTCCGTAAGGACGAGTATCCTGATTTTGAATCGCCAGTTGTTGAATCAGGTAAATATCAAGGTGTCTTTGGAGTCGGCGGATTGCTTCTTGCCAGAATACCGTTAGAAACTGTTGAAGAGAGGACTGACTACTTTAATAAGCGTAGTCGGGACCAAATGGAAGCAGTTGACCACGATATGATGCGCGAGAATGCACACTCAACTATGAGGATCAGCAATGCTGATCGTCAATCTCGTGTAACCTTCGGTGGCCCAAAAAAGTAGGGCTGCCCTAATTAGGAGAAACTAAAATGGCAAATCAAAATACTGCCTATGGTCTTCGTCCTATCGGGCTTAACGGTTCTGCGACCAATTCTACTGGGGTAACTCAGTATGAAATCGCATCCGATAACACCAATGCTATTTTTCAATACGGTATCTGTGTGCCTTTGGCCGCAGGCGTAATTGATCAAGCGGGTGCTACCAATGGTGGTACTACTCAAGCATTGGGTGTCCTGATGGGGGTGGAGTACGTCGATTCGGTTTCCAAGAAACCGGTTTTCATTAACTACTGGCCCGGATCAAACTCTGTGAGCGTTGACACAAATCACCCTGTGAAAGCGTTTGTAGCGGACAATCCAAACCAACTGTTCAAAGTAGCGTCTGACGCCTCTTTGACCGACCGAGCAACTGCTCAAGCCGCAGTCTTCGCGAATGCGTCACTTGGCACATCTGCTAGGTTGGGTTCTACCGACAACGGTAGTTCAACATCCGCCTTGGGCGTTTCAACAATCAATACTACGGCGACGCTACCGCTTCGTATCGTAGGTATCATGGATGACGAAGCAAACAGTGATTACACTGCTGCTGGTATTCCATTGATTGTGCGACTGAACGCTCATTTCAACGCACCAACCAGCCGTTTCGATTCGCAGACAACTGCGACTTCGACGGGCATTTAAGGAGGGTTTAACTAATGGCTATTTCAAGAAGTCAACTAGCGAAAGAGCTAGAACCCGGCCTTAACGCTTTGTTCGGGCTGGAATACAACCGTTACGAGAACGAGCATGGCGAAATCTTTGAAGAGGAGTCTTCGGACAGAGCCTTTGAAGAGGAAGTAATGCTCGGTGGTTTTTCTACGGCACCCGTAAAAGGTGAAGGCACTGCCATCAGCTTTGACGATGCACAAGAAACATACACTGCTCGTTACACACACGAAACCATTGCGCTGGCATTCTCAATCACTGAGGAAGCTATCGAAGACAATCTGTATGATCGTCTTGCATCGCGCTACACCAAGGCATTGGCTCGTTCAATGGCTCAAACCAAGCAGATCAAAGCTGCCGCTATCCTGAACAATGCGTTCACAGCGGGTGCTTCTGCAATTGGTGACGGTGCAGCACTGTGTTCAAACGCGCACCCAAGCTTGTCTGGTAACCAGAGCAACCTTCTCGCCACAGCGGCTGACCTCAACGAAACTTCGCTTGAGCAGATGCTGATTGAGATTGCTGGTCTTACTGATGAGCGTGGTCTGAAAATCGCTGTACGCGGCATGAAGCTTATTATTCCTAAAGAGCTTCAGTTCATCGCAGAACGAGTTTTGAACTCAAACCTGCGTTCGGGCACTGCTGACAACGACAACAACGCCATGAAGAACATGGGTATGATTCCTGATGGAGCGGTGGTTAACCACTTCCTGACTGACTCAGACGCATACTTCATCAAGACTGATGCGCCTAACGGCTTCAAATTCTTCAACCGTTCGCCAATTAAAACGGCAATGGAAGGTGACTTTGACACCGGCAACATGCGCTTCAAGGCTAGAGAACGTTACTCTTTCGGAGTATCGGACTGGCGTTCAGTTTTCGGTACACCCGGAGCGTAAACCGTGCTATAAAGGGGTTGTCAGTTTCATACTGATTCCTCCCTTTAGACTTGGAAGGGGTAACGAAAGTTGCCCCTTTCTTTTTTTTCGGTAATAATGTATCCTGTCAATATCCCTGACAGCCGTATGGTACGGCTGACATAACCCACGACAGGAGATACATATGGGTACTACAACTTTCTCCGGCCCTATTAAAGCTGGAACCATCAAAGCAACCACGGGTACTTCCCTCGGTACAAACATCAAAAACACTGGTCAAGTCGTAATGGCGCAGACTTTTGCCGTCGATCTTTCTGGCGGTGCGGTAGCGGCTCAAGTTACGGATGTTGTTATTCCAGCAAACTCACAAATTATTGATTGTGTGATTGATGTAATCACCGCAGCAAACGCCACTACCAACTTGAGTGTTGGTGATACGGTAGGCGGTGCAGCCACCATTCTAAACACTTTTGCAAGCGGCACCACCGCGGGTCGTAAGTATCCAACTACGGAAGCTGGCGGCACGTTAGCGTGGGAAGACACAGGAACTGCGGACATTCGTTTGACCGTTACTGCTTCTGCGGCGACAACTGCTGGAGAAGTACGTTTTACTATCTTGTACCAGCAAAATAACAACCTCGCGTAATAGGAGGTAAACATGGCTGGTTCTGATGTAAAAGCGATTCGTTTGACTGCCACCGGTTCTGCCGGTGTTGGTCCCGCACGTATTCGACAGGTTCAAATCAAAACTGCTGGGGGTTCTCCCAGAATTACTTTTACCGATGGCAACGGTGGATCGACTGTGCTTGACATGGATTTAGATGCTTCTGATACGCACTCTGTAAACATTCCTGACGAAGGAATTAGAGTTTCAGACATTTATGTTTCCGTGTTTACAGCGTGTACTTCTGTAACGGTGTTTCATAGCTAAGGTTTTATTATGGCTACGACAAAAGATGCGACTCGTTTACCGTCCGGAAGGATTAAGTATAGAGGCGAAACTTTTCCGGGCTACAACAAACCGAAACGGACGCCGGGTAAAACGAAAAAAAGCGCGGTTCTTGCCAAAAAAGGCAACGAAATCAAGCTGGTAAGATTTGGGGACCCTAAGATGTCTATTAAAAAAGACCAGCCGGGTAGACGTAAAAACTTCCGTGCCCGCCACAATTGTGACACGGCAAAAGACAAATTCAGTGCCAGATACTGGTCCTGTAAAGCGTGGTGAGGGTGCAATGAAAGTGGAAGAAGTTTTAGCCAAGTTAGAAAAACACGAGGCCGAATGTAATCTCCGATACCAAAGGATAGAAGAACGTCTGGACGACCATAAAAGCAGCCTAAAAGCGTTGGATGTAAAGTTATGGGCGCTTGCGGTGTTGATTTTGATTGCGCCGTTTGTGCAGAAATTTCTGGGGTGAACGTATGGGCTCAGTGGTTAGAACCGGACCTAAAAAAACAAAATGCCCTGACGTTACTTACATGCGCAAGGGTGGTAAGGTTTCAAAAAAATCAAAAGGGAGTAAGATTTGCCCCGAAGGTAAAGCGTGGGCAAAAAGAACTTTTGACACATACCCCTCTGCTTACGCCAATCTTGCTGCTTCTAAGTATTGCAAAGACCCTAATTATGCCAAAAAGTCAAAAGGTGGCAAAAGGAAGGGTAAGTAATGGGAAAGCTACAGGATTGGGTTGATGAAGATTGGGTCAGAATTGATAGCCAAGGTAACATCGCAGGCAAATGCGGCACTTCTAAAAATAAAAAGAACCCTGACCGATGCCTTCCACGATCTAAAGCACAGAGTCTCAGTAAGTCTGAAAGAGCTTCGACTGCTCGTAAAAAGAAGCGTGAAGGCTCTAAAGGAAAGCAAGTTGTTTCGAACACTAAAGCGGCCAAAGTAAAAAAGATGGCCACGGGCGGCGTTGTAGAAACCAAGCCCAAAAGGCCCTTTCGGGGTAAAACTAAACCCGGAAGCGCCATAGCCAGAGGCTGCGGTATGGTCATGAACAACAGGCGAAAGCGCACGAAAGGCTCGGTGACACAATCATGAACTTAGCTTTCTATGACCAGCCTACAGAAAGAGCCATTGTAAAAGAGATTATGCAATGGTCTGAAACTGCGTTAGAACAGCCCAGTCCTTACTTCAATAATTTACCGCCTTGTCCGTATGCGCGAAAAGCCTTTATGGACGAGAAGGTCGCTATTCTTTTTAAATACGACGATTCGTATCAAGCCTTATATTCTTGCATATCGCAATTTGACGACAATTTTGATTTAGCCATCATAATTGACCTGTGCAACAATAAAATCCCAGAAGATTTTCACGAATACTTTGAGTCGATCAACGAGGCTATAGCTAATGGCATGTTTATTGACAAAGATGTTTGGGTCATGGGGTTTCATTCGGATGACGAACCCAGTGATTTTGTACAAGATATTGAGTTTGACTACGAAGAAGAGACCGAATACTGCATGATATTCGTACAGCGTTTGTCGAAGCTACAAGAAGCAGCAGACAAGTTGGACAAAAAAGGATATTATGATAGTTATGATGGTGAGTACAATGTGTCTTACATTTACAAACAACGTGAGCAACTTTATAGGAGACTGAAAAATGGCGATGAAACCTAAAAAAATGCGCGGCGGCGGTGGTGTTAAGAAAATGCGTGGCGGCGGCATGGCAATGAAGCCACAAGCAATGAAAAAAGGCGGCACCGATTTGGCTACGATACGAAAGATGGCCAAAGACAAGGGTTACAAACTGGTTAAGGCGTAATGACTTTATCTAATAGCAAAGATTTTGAACTAGACGTAGCAGATTACGTCGAAGAAGCGTTCGAGCGATGCGGTCTTGAGGTGCGTACTGGTTACGACCTCAAAACCGCTAAACGTTCGCTTAATCTTTTGCTGGCAGATTGGGCCAACCGCGGGCTAAACCAGTGGACAATCAAAGAGCGGACGCAGGCTTTAACTCAAGGAACAGGCGAATATGCGCTTAATGCGGATATTATTGACATTTTGTCTGTTGTTGTGCGTAGAGACGGAACGGATTATTCGTTGGAGCGTCTAAGTCGAGACGAGTATCTGACAATTCCGACAAAAACGACACAAAGCAGGCCAAACCAGTTTTTCTTGGATCGTCAATTAACGCCTAATTTGAAGTTGTGGCCTGTACCAGAAAACAGCACCGACGTTGTTTACTACAATGCGTTGACGCGCATGGACGATGCGGACATTTACACCAACACGCTGGATATGCCTTTTAGGTTTTATCCGTGTTTGGCGGCGGGGCTGGCCTATTACATTGCTTTGAAGAGAGCCCCTAACCGGGTTCAGATGCTCAAGGCCGTGTATGAAGAAGAGTTTGACCGCGCTGCAACGGAAGATCGTGATCGTTCGTCGTTTAACGTTGTACCTAAGTATGAATACTATAGGACGGGCTAATGGCAAAGTTTGCATCTGGTAAAAACTCATACGCAATATCCGACCGCTCTGGTTTTCGTTATCAATACAAATTGATGAAAAAAGAGTGGAACGGCTTGCTTGTGGGTCCAGATGAGTATGAGCCGAAGCATCCGCAACTAGGTCCTTTCAGAAAAGTAGTTGATCCGCAGGCTTTGCAGAACGCAAGACCGCAGCCGGACAACCCGACAAGCGCGTTTTTGGTGGTCACTACGAACGGCATCGTGTATTTGGGTAACGGCAACTGGAGTACCGGCGGAACGGCAGAAATGCCGTCAGAACTAGAAAATACCCCGGCTTTGCAAAGTGCGGTGGGCACAGTATCGGTGGTGACGCCATGAGTTTTACCTATGACGAGCTAAAAACAGCTATTCAAGACTACGCAGAGAACGACGAAACGTCTTTTGTGAACAATCTGCCCGTATTTATACGTCAGGCAGAGGAGCGAATCCTTAAAAAC